TAATCAGAGGGAAAGGAGAAGGAAGGGATGGGCCTAAGAGAGAAATGCTAATTGATTCCCTAGGTGCATACATTGCTAGGTCACGGCTCAAGAGGAATGGGAAGCTAGATGCAGTCGAGCCACCTGATATCAAAGCATTGCTTAAGAAGGCTGGATATACTTGGGATGACAAACTTAAAATTGAATCATCAAAGGTGGAAAAATGACTTCAACAACCATCACTATCACACATGACAGTCAGAATATAGAAACTAGCATTATAGGCAACGTTCCCCTACCAACCATGATAGGGGAACTAGTCATCATAATATCTAAGCTTATAGATGACTCAAGAGATCAAATGGAAGGAGGTGATGAGTATAAGTTAACCAATCAGATCGTTCAATAATTAAACAATCTTACTAACCAACAAGGAGAATTAACATGGGTCTTACCGATTACAGTTCATTGGAAAAAGAAATTGCTGGCGCTCCAGAACCTAAAAACCTTAAAGCTGGCGAAGAGGTAAAAGCCAGAATCGTCAAAGTTCGTTCAGGCACTAGCGACAAGAACGACTGCAAGTGGTATTCGGTTGTCTTTGATGTTCCATCTGATCCTATGGTCATGGAGTTTAGTGACTTCTTCTGGGAATTAGACATGGATAAGCTCGATGCCAAGAGCTATCAACGCTCCCTTTATTCCTTCCAGCAGTTCGCTGCAGCGTTCGACATCGACTATTCTCGTCCCTTCTCATGGGAAGATGATCTGCCTGGGAAGGAAGGATGGATGATCGTAGGTGTGAAGAAATCTGATGAGTATGGAGATCAGAATACTGCGAAGAAGTACATCGCACCTAAATGATTAAACTTTGGGCGAGTGGCGGAATGTGGCATGGCTGAGAAAAGACCGAGTTACCAGATCTTCGGAGGCTTGCCATTGGTAGACGCTAACGATGGGTAAAAAATAGTTCCGACCCATAGGTTGATACTGGACTATTTTTATGCAGGTTCGAATCCTGCCTCGCCCAAACAAATAAGGAGCAAACATGAAAAAGAAAACAAAATTTACCTGCCCACAATGCGAAAGAAGTTGGGAAAAAGACAGCCTGGTAAAGGCAAGGGTTGAACGTGCCGGTCCTGGCAGCGCTCCTGGTGTTACTTGCTATATTGAAGTAAGCAAGGTTCCATTCTGTCTTTACTGTTTGCTTGGCCATGACGGAAAAAGGGCTGAAGAAGCCGATAGTTTTATAGACCAATATTCATGTAAGGGAGATTTGGTTCTTTTAGAAAAAAAAGAAGTACAACTTACTCATATGATACTAAAAAATGACATGGGGGAATATATTGAGGTTCCAATAAAGAACATTCCGCAGCTTCACCAATATATCAACTCCAAGTACTTTGATCAAGAAGAAGATTATGATGCAGATATCGGAGACCATAATTCAGTCTGGGGTGGTGCCGGTCCTGATTGTGAGCACGAGCGGCTGGAGACCGCAACACATTGATAACAGATAAGATCACTATCCGCTGTATGATTATCCGTAAGCCTCACTCGCCCAAACATTAACTAGGAGGGAAAAATGAACACTGTCCAATTCAACGACATTATCGAAGATCAGTTCGACAGATGTAAAAAAGTTCTAGAGAAAAAAGGACATCTGTACTCAGATGGCAATGACCGTCTTTGTCAATTCAAAGTTACAGCCAACCTTCAAGGATGCTCTACTCCTCGCGCTGTGGGTGGCAAGATGTCCAAGCACACTTCATTACTCTACGACTTGATCAATAAGTCTGGAAAGGGCCTGACTCATGCACAGTGGAATGAAACCCTTACCGATAACATTAACTATTTAATTCTACTCCGTGCGGTGTTGGTAGAGGAAGGACTGCTTAGATGAAGTGGATTCGATTACTATGTGGTTTGTCCTTATTGTCATCATTGGTCTTGTCGTCAGCTACTACTATGGCAGATGAGGTAATCAACTGGCAACTCCAAGCATTGGAAACCCAACTCAAACTTGACCAGGCGACCATCGAACTTATCCAATGCAAGGAAGAAAACGAGATTATTAAATTCTGGTTGAACAAAAAGAACTTAATGAACACTAAATCCCATATCAAAGAAAGTCAAGATGTTCTAAACGAGTATAAGAAATCACTTGAACCATCAAAGGAGGTACCTACAAAATGACCTGCGTAGCCTGTGGAAATATGTATCCTGGAAAGATGATCCCTGTAACCGACAATGGACATTGTTTAGAATGTGGTAGATTAATAATGCCACCTTATGATAATACAGAATGGGATAAATACTTCCATTCCATCTGTGTTTCTGTTGCTAGCAAATCCCATTGTCTATCACGTCAGATCGGCGCAACCCTAGTACGTGACCATTCTATTATTTCCACAGGCTACAACGGCCCTGCGCGAGGTATCCCTCATTGTGGACAGGGAAGGTTCCAGTCTGATGAAACGCTTAGACACCTACCTACAATGAAAGAAGCCAACGAAATGTATTCACCTGCAGAAATCAACAACACCTGTCCACGTCAACTACTAGGCTACATGAGTGGAACTGGAATGGAATACTGCACCGCCCAGCACGCTGAGGAAAACTGTATTTCCAATGCTGCGAGGGTAGGCACTTCTACACTTGGTTCCACTCTTTATATGAACTCAGTTATTTGCTGTAAGAATTGTTTCAGCACATTAATCAATGCTGGGATCAAGGAGATCGTTGTAGAAGATATGACCTTCTACGACCGCCATACTCCATTCATATCTAACAATTCAACTATTAAGATTAGGGAGTTTCAACTATGAGCGAAGAATACAAACCTAGGTTTTCATTTGAAGTTACTGAGGAACAACAGCTACGTGCCAACAAGTTGCTTAGCACCTATGGAATTCGCCGTAGTGTGTTTGGTGTAATCTTGGATGATGTCCTTGATTTGGTTGAAGAACATGGCCAGATAGTTGTCGGCATCTTGTTGGATCGCGCTACGAAACCCCGTGAGATTTTACCTTCTTTAGCTCAGGTAGAAAGGAGGATTAAGTAATGTCCACACTCGAAGACCTAGGCATCCCTGCCTTATCCGATATGAGTCAGGATGAAGCCATCGAACACCTACGCACCATCCGACTGTCACGTCGTGTCCCTTTAAAGAAAGCAAAGTCTACCGTTATTAAGAAAGCAAAAGCAAAGGCAATTCCTAAGCTGTCTCAATCACAGGCGGAGAATTTACTTAAACTTTTGGAGGGATAATTATGACTATCAATGTCGGAGAAGTGGCAATGGTGTCACTTGAATCAATTGAAGTAGGTGATCGCGCTAGGCAAGATATGGGCGATCTAAATGATATGGAAGCGTCGATGAAAGCTAGTGGTCTAATCTCACCATTAGCAGTGAAGAGGATAGATGATACCCACTACATCCTCCTTGCAGGCGAACGCCGCTATATGATTCTGCAGAAAAACGAAGTATCCACAATCCCAGTTCGAGTCTACCCTAATGACATCACTCCTGAGGAAATGAAGTCTATTGAACTTGCCGAGAATTTCTACCGCAAGGACTTTGAATACTGGGAGCATGATAATCTTGTTAGGGAAATCCATGAGCTACAACAATCTATCCACGGTGCTAAAGCCCCAGGTCCTGGTCAACAAGGTTGGGGAGTCAATGATACTGGCACTATGATGGGCGCATCGAAGGCTGCAATCTCCACCGCTATCAAACGCTCCGAGGCTCGTGAAGCATTTCCAGAACTATTCGACAAGTGCAAGACTCAACAGGATGCTTCTAAACTAATCAACAAGATCAACGAGGCTGCGATTAAAGATGCAATAGCGAAGAAACTTGAACTAAATACCACCGACAGTTCAATCGCGCAGATTGCAAAGTGCTTTATTGTCAGGGACTTCTTCGACGCTGTTAAGGAAATCCCTAGTGGCATCATGCACTTGGTTGAAATAGATCCACCATACGCTATCAATATGGGTGGGAAGGGGAGTGGTAGCGATGCGAAGAAAAGTGATGGTGAGTCTATGTATGTTAGCGAAGATTACAATGAGATTCCTGCAGAGCACTACATGGATGGAGATCCAAATGGAAAATGGCTGGGGATGAATAGGCTATTCAAAGAATGTTATCGCGCTGCTGCTGAACACAGTTGGCTCATCTGCTGGTTTGCACCTGAACCTTGGTTCGAGGAGATATTTCAAGCTATTAAAAATGCAGGGTTTAATTCAACTAGAATGTGTGGCATCTGGACAAAGCCTAGCGGACAGTCTAAACGGCCAGAGATGCATCTGGCAAGCTCTTATGAATCATTCTTCTACGC